TAATAGCTTGGTTAAGCGCACCTTTAAAAGTAAGGTTTTTAGATACGTCCGCTTGCTTTTTATTAGCAACTTCGTAAGCATCAAAACGCTCATTAAAGCTTTTTGTCAAGTTATCGATTTCGTTTTTAAGCGCTTCGTCGGCTTTGCCAGTTGCGCTTTCAACAGCTTGCCCGTAGGCTTTTTCCAGTTTAGCGTCGATAACGTCGCCTAGTTGGTCTAGCTGGTTTTTAACATCTTCTTGCATTTTTAATTTATTTAAAGAAGGTTATACAATTATTTTAATTTGTCAATAAGATACTTATATACTTGCTCGCTGTCATCAACTGGCTTTGTGTCTTCATCAGACGGCAAAGTAGCGCTTACGAATAGGCTTTTAAGTTTAAGTAATTCGGCTTCGATAGCGTAGCCCATTTCGTCGGATATATTACCCTTACGAATTAATTTAGCTAGGTTATCGTATCTTTTATAAAGTTCTTCTTTGTTCTCGCTACCTTTAACGTCTAAAATTTTAGCTTGATCGTTAGCGGCCAAAGTAACGGCGCTTACTTCGTATAACTTAACTTCGGTTATTTCTCTGTAGTCGCCTTTAAATTCTTTTTGCATCGGTAAAATACCTACGCTGTTTTCGGTAATTACGCCCATTTTAATAAGTTCGTAAACGTCTTTACCTAGTGTAGTATTAGCTAGCTGGGCTTCAAACTTTAAACCTTTATCGTCTTCTTCTAGCATAACCATTTTACCAAGTGGCTGGGCCATATTGTGCTGGTAAATATAGCGGACCCGCTCGCCATTTTCTTTAATTGTTTTTGCGTAAGCCCCTGGTCTTATAATATCGCCGTCGCTATCTTTATTGTTAAAATAGGACGCGTAGCCCTTTACAATATGCTGTTTATCGTCGGCGTCTATTACTTCGCCAAGTGGCGCGCTTTTATATAAAATCATAATTCTATAATTTTTACAAATTTAAGGTTTTTTAATTAGTTGTATTTTCGTCGTTATCGCCTACTATTTCGTTTATAGTTAAAGCTGTAGCCGCTACGTCTAATATACTTGGCGTAGGTTTACCGCCTATTTCTTTTGGTATATATACTACAGTGCATCTACAGTTTACTGTATTCTTAGCGCTTGCCCTTGTACGGTCCCCTGGCTTGTCCATAGGTTCGCCACCTACTATAAAGTCTTCGTCAAAAGGTATAGGTTCTTGGCCAGCCATATTACGGTGGGCCTCACGTTCTCGGCCGTCTAGTCTAACAGACCAGCGCTTTAGTAATTGGTCTTTATCGAAAGCTGTTAAAGCTGCGTCCCTTGTGGCCTGGTTACTTATATTAGTTGTTTCAGTTCTTACAAAGCGTTCAGCCTGGTATTTACTATAGCCATCGAATTGTTTACGTAGTATTCTAGCTTGTTCGTTTGCACCTACAGCCATAAAGTCGGGGTCCCGTAGTAGTTTCGCCGTTACTTGTATTAGGGTCTTTCGCGCAGTCCCTTGTACTAGGCTTACATTTGTTTCGGCAACGGCCGCAGCATAACTGGCAAAATTTCGTTCCCATTCAGTCTGATATTGTGTGGGGTTAAATCCTTTGGGTGCAAATTTATCAAAATTTCTAGCGTACCAGTTAGCAAAATGAAGGCCAGTATCTACATATACTTCTTTGTATATTTCGCTTAGATCGTTAGCTTTAAACAGCCCAAGTAGCTGTATATTGTTATTGTTGTTAATAAACTGGTCTATACCTTTGGCGTATTCTCTATTATAAAAGCGCCGTACTTTAGCTATATTTCTTTTTTCGGTTTTATCGCGTTCGCGCTCATAAGCCCTTTGCCAGTCTTCAACAAAGTTTTTTTTAAGCGGCTTTTTATAGCGCTCATATTGACTATAGCAAAAAGCTATACGCTGGCTAACGTTAGGAAAATCAGCCATAGCCTCTGGGTCCACTATACAGCGGTTTACAAAATTGTTTTCGCTTTCGCCTTGGTATGGTTTAGGCATCTTCTAATTTATCTAACGTTTTGACGGCCCAAACTCGCATAGCCTCGCCACCCCAAAGGTTATAGGCTACGTAGCCTTTATCGCGCCAGGGTTCGTCTTTAAATTCGTCGGCTACAGTTGAATAGGTTTTACTACGCGTTAAATAGTTCTTGGTTCTTTTTAAAACGTCTAGGCTTAGGGCCTCGCGCTCACTTAGTTGTCGCGCCCTTGCAAGGCCTACGTTCGTGCCAGCTTGTACTACGTCGCGGCCGTACTTCTCAATCCAGCCTAGCATACGCTTAGCGTTATTAGTTGCGGCTTGCGGGTAATTATCAAACGTTTGGCTTTTAGTTTCGTCTTTGCTGCTTTGTGGGTGGCCCTCTGGTAATAGGTCGGTATCGTGTTTACCACTTCTAAACTTACCGTTTTTAAGTGCATATAGATAACTGTTTACGCGGCCCATAGCCCACTGGTCGGCGTTCTGTACGTTAGGGCGTACGCTTTGGGGGTTAGTTCTATAAGCCCCTACGCCGCGCTTGTATACTTCAAACAAAGTATTTACAGTAGTTCGCTTTGTGCTGTCGTCGCCTACTTCTTCGTTATGATCGTCAGCTTTTTTTTTTAGTGCTGTTTTAAGCCTGTCGCTCATTTCTTGTTTATTATCGCCTACAGCTTCTAAGTATTCGCGGTGGCTATTGAACGGCATATAGACTGTTTCGCCGTCTATACTATGGGCGTGGTAACCTTCGCCGCCTAACTGTTGGGCGCGTGCTTCGGCCTCGCCTATAGTTGTATACGTATCTGTTTGGCCTTCTACTTCGGCTTTTACTATGATATTATGTAACGCTTCTTTTATCAGCTTCTTTTGTTCTTCTACGTCCATAGGTGGTACTGGGTCTGGAAAATCTACGTCGCTGTTGTCAATAGGCAAAAGATTACTAGGTACGTAGTAGTCGTCTAGTGCTGGCGTGTCTTCGTCTACGCCGTAATTCATAACAGCGCGTTTTTCGTTAGGTGTAAGCCACCAGGCCTTGTTAAGCTGGTCTACTACTTTTTCGTTTTCTTCTTGTAGTTCTGGTATACTGGTAAAGTCAAAATCTATAAAAAGATTTTCGCCAAACTTAGGTACAAGCCAGCGGTTTAATTCGTCGCGTAGTTTGATTAGTTCGGGTATTACAGCGTTTTGGTATAAAGCTTTTTTAGCTTCCTTCATATTGTTGTACGTCGTAGCCTCGGTGTTATTGAGTAACTGAACGGGTACGCCGTAGATATTACAAAGGTCTTTTATACTTGCGTTATACTGTTCAATAAGTGAAACGTCTGTAGCGTTTAAACCAAAGTTTACCCAGCTTAATTTCTTTGGGGTTATAATAACGTCGCCAGCGTTGCCGCTACCTTGGTACTGTTGTCTAAATTTATCTTTAAGCTGTTGGGCTTGTACTTCGTTTAGATCGCCTTCGTCGGCCATCAGTAACCCCCTAGCTGTTTGGTTCTGTAGATATTTAACGCCAGTAGTTACAGCTTCGTTATTAGCTGTAAGCGTACGAAGTCCAGCGGCTAACGGGCTTTGGCCGTAAAGGTGTGAACCAGTACCGTCGTAGTAGGGGTTAAAGTCGGCTATATGCAGTACGTCCTCGGCTGGCATACTGTAGTTACCGTTATACTCTATACGATATTCTTTGACTGGCTGCATAAGGCCACCGCTTACTATTTCTACTATCTGGGACGGTAAGGCGTATAGTTCAGTATAGCGCCCTACGTTAGCGCCCGTATCTGGTCCAAGGCCATATATATATCTGTTACCAGTAAGTTTACCAAAGGCTACAAGTTCGGTTAGCCAGCTGTTATAGGACTGGGCGGGGTTAGGTCTGTTTAGTAGTTCGTGTAGTTCGGTGTGCTGTAATTCGATTAGCGCGTGCTTTTGTAGTTTTTTCGCCTGGTAAATACTGTTGTTATCTAGGGTATTACTAGTAAGGGCCTTGTAACGCTTTAGGTCGTTCTCGTTCTTCTTCTCATATACTTGAAACGGTATAGTAGTAGCGGCGCGTGTAATTATGTTTACAAGGCTGTATACTGTAGCATTACGGCCGTACCCTTGTTTAACGTAGGTATCGTCGTTATCTGGATTCCATACAATACTTTCGCCTAAGAATTGATATATAGCCCTGTTATATGCAGCGGCGGTTTGTTGGGCGTTTTTCGTTATGATCTTAGTAAAACGTTCTAATAGTGAAGGCATACGTCAAAATTTGTACAAATTTAATGAATTTAAATTACGAAAAAGTCGTTGCGGTTCTTATACATACTGTAAGTGGAATAACGCAAGGCGTCGCACAAGTGGTTATTTTTATCAATCGGCGTATTTATTATAGTGCCGTCTTTTAACTGTTGCCAAAAATACGTACGCTGTTCTTGTATAAGGTTCTTACTCTCTTGGCTTACAATTACGTCAAACTCTTTTATAAGGCTTATACCAGCTGTAATAGAACCCGCGCCTTTGATCGCTGGCTTAGCCATACAGTCCATTTGTCTAAGTTCTTCTATACTCTTAGGTTCGGCGCTATCGCAAAACATCAGCGTTTGATTAAGCCCCTGGGCTTTTAAAAACTCCGCTATATCGCGGTTAGTTAGCCCTGTTTTATATAGAAGTTCGTGTACGTAAAGCTTATCATTTTTTTTCGCAATTTTTAAAATTCCAGTGGGATCGTTCGAAAATCCGAAATCTAGGCCAAGGTGGTAATCTAAGTCTGGGAAGTCAGCGTAGGGTATATACTCCCAGTTGTTAAATATCTGGCGGTTACTGAATACAGCGCGCTGGCCCTCGCCAAAGACGCGCCAGTAGTCGGGGTCCTTTGTCTTTAGTAGTTCTATTTCTTTTACAAGTTCTGGGCTTAGAAATTTGTTGTCAGTGTAAGTAGTTACCCACGTTTCTATATCGTCGCGCTCGCTGTCTATTAGTTCGCTATATAACCAGTGTACTGGGTCCGACGGGTTAAAGTCTATTATAATTTCTTGGGTCGTACGCATATTAAGCTGTCTGTAGTCTTCGTAGTGTAATTCGTTGGCCTCGTTTATAAAACATATATCGCGCTTACGGCCCCGTATCTTTTGCGGTTCGTCTACGCTTAAAAACTCTATCGTATGGCCGTTATACTTAAAAGTGTTTTCGGCCTTGTTATGTACCCCAAGGTAATAAACCCCTAGGCGCTGCATAATTCCTATAAGATCGCGCTGTACGGACCCTTTAAGCGCTGGTAACGTTTTACGTACTATAGATATTACTAGCGGGTCTTTTTCAGTGGTTAGCTTATAGACTAGGTACTGGCATATAGCGTAAGTCTTACCAGATCGCGTGCCGCCCTGGTGTACCTTTATCCTGGCCTTGCTTTTAAGTGTTTGGTAAAACTGTATATTACAGGCCTCGCTTATTCTTTGCTGGGTACCCATTCAATTACTTTACTTTCAAGTACGCCTTCGTGTGCTATTTCTTGGCGTTCTATATATCCTCGTTTTTTGCCTTTTGTCTTTAAGTAGAATATAGTCGCCGTTACGTTGCCTTCTTTTATAAGATCGTATAACTTACTTTCGACGGTATCTATAGCTACGTCTTTAAAATCTTCTACAGCCTTTTTAAAGTCTGGGTCTTTATCTAGCCATTCGTAGAATGTAGTACGGCCAACTCCAGCCATTTTACAAGCTGTAGTAACAACGCCTAAGCTTTTTTCTAAAGCTTTAAGCATTTTGTCTTTTTTAGTGTGTTCGGTTTGTTCGGCCATAGTGCAAAGTTAAATAAAAAAAGCCACCCGTAAAGGTGGCCTTAAAATAACCCTATAAAGTCAAAAAATTTAAACCAAAGAAACGAAAAAAAGCGGGTTATTAAAGTTGTTCGGTTTTCAAGTGATCTAGCCTTTGTATGCTAGTTACAAAAATATCCTGTTTAGCTAATTTTTCTTTAGCGTCTTGAACAGTAAAACAATTTTCTAAAGTCATTAAAACTCTAGCCCTTTGTTTGTTGTCAAACCCTGGTATTATAAAGCTAACATCAAAGGTTTTAAAAAAAGTATCGTTTTGTAATTCCATAATAGTATAATTTTAGTTTTAGTTTTCCAAATATAGTTAAACTATAATAAATTACAAAAATTTTTTAAATTATTTTTGTTCTATATCTGTAAACCAAAATATATTAAAGCCAAAAAATAGTAGTAAAAACTGTATTACGTGTTCTTCTTGGTCCACTACTTCGGTGCCTTGTAGCGTGCTGTCTATATAGTTTATACCTATGGTAAGGCCATAAATAGGAAAAAAAGTAATACCAAATAAAGGCATATTAAGCGCTTTTAGTTTCGTAAAGATACAAATAAAGCGCCCATACTTTTAAATCAGCTTCTTTTTTTGTGTACGTTTCAGGGCTTTGTATTAATTGCCCGTTATCGTTTATTTGAACGTGTAAGCCTTTTATTGTTGGGTTTACGTAAACCTTTATACCGTTTTTTACGCACCAGCTAAGGGCCTCAAAATGTTTTTCAGTCATATTACCAAGGTACGTTAGTATCTTTTATTACTTCAAACGTTTTATTTTCTTTGCCTATCGGCTTGTATACCCCGCCGTTTCTAAAGTCTGGGGCTACATCAAACTGGCCTAGCTGGCCGTTTTCTTTACGTTTTACTTTTTCTACGTATATGCTTACTATATCGCTTTTGTACTCGGTCTTTTGCCCTATGTTTCTATAGCATACTAGGCCGTTATAAGCTTTGTTATAGAAGTCAGCCGAGCCGCTAATATCGTACAGCCCTGGCTTTTTATATACCCCGTTATCGCTTTCAATTTTACGCGGGTGGGCTACTAGTATTAGGTGGGTATTAGTTTGCTGGCAAAACTGGGTTATTTCGCTAAGCTGTTTACCTATATAGCTAAAATCGCGCTGGGCGCTATGGTCTAACATATTCCAAGGGTCTATAAGCAATACGTTTACCCCCTTTTGAAAAACCAGCTGTTTAAAGGCGTCTAGTATTCCTTTTAGCGTTAGGTTTTCTAAGTCAATTTTAACCCAGTAAAAATGTTCTTGTATAAAGTCTTTAGTATGGTTAAGATCGTCTACGCTACAGCTACGTTCGTTTAGTTTATCAGCTATTCGCTTTATATGGCCTTCGTAGGGCCAGCTTTCGGGGCTAAACATCGCGCACCTAAAACCGTATTTAGTGGCAAGGTTTACAAGTATCTGGTCTGTAAAGTCAGACTTACCGCTGTTAGGTATACCAGTTAATACAGTCCATTCGCCAAAGGCTAGCTTAAAATAGTTATCACTGTCGCCTATACCTAGGCTGTAGTTTTTTATACCATTTTCGTTAAAGTTTAGTACGCTGGTCCATATATCTGAAACATTTATAACGCCTTCTAAAGGGAAATTTTTAGCGCCTTTTATATACTGGCGTAGGGTTTCGGCCCCTTTGCTTATTAAAACCTCGTTAGCGTCTTTAAAATCGCCAAAATCGACGTATTTACAGCGGTAAGCGCCAAGTCTACGGGCCAGTTCTTTACGTA